GTATCAGGTAGAACGAATGCGACCCATATTGAGCGACTGGGTATCAATCATGCATTTTTTGCAATTCAACCCCCTACCCCGTATTCCGGGCCTTGTCACAGCATCGATAGCCTGTGACAGCAAGTGTGACAGGCTGCGACTGTAGTGCTGATCAGTGTTTCTGAAGCGGCGACCATCCTTCAGCTGACCAGCAGGGGCAGCCTGTACCGCAAAGTGAACAGCGGTGAGATGGCCCACGTGCAGGGCCCAGGTGGCGTGAAGCTGCTGGAGCGCGATGGGTTGGAGGACCGCTGGCATGCGGTGACCAGGCCCAAGGCCAGATCACCCAAGCCACGCAAGCCGGTGGTGTCAGTGCTTGATCGTGCGCCGGAGTCAGTGCCACCAGCTGCGCAGGAACGTGGCGAGGTGATCCCTGAGTACAACGAGAGTCGCGCCAAGACGGAGTATGAGCGGGCCAACCTGCTCGAGCTGGAGCGGCGGCAGAAGGAAGGGCTGCTGGTGGAGCGCAAGACGGTGGAGAGCACCTGGTCGGTGCTGGTGACCAATGCAAAGACCAAGCTGCTGGCGGTGCCCAGTCGTGCGAAGCAGCGCATCCCGCACCTGACGCTGGAGGAGGTTGAGATCCTCAACGACTTGGTGCGTGAATCGCTGGAGGATCTGGCGGGGTCTGGAGCGGAAGAATGACAGTGCTGGATCCGCAGCTGCTGGAACGCGGCTATGGCCTGTGGCGGCCACCGCCGAAGCTGACGCTGAGCGAATGGGCCGATCGGTTTGCGGTGTTGTCGGCGGAGAGCTCAGCGGAAGCTGGCCGCTGGAAGACGCTGGCGTACCAGAAGGGGATCATGGATGCCTTCACCGATACGACGGTGGAGATGGTGGTGTGGATGAAGTCGGCCCGGGTGGGTGCGACCAAGATCTTCAACCACGTCTGTGGGTATCACATCCACCAGGACCCGTGCCCGATCATGGTGGTGCAGCCCACGGTGGAAGACTCCGAGGGCTACAGCAAGGATGAGATCGCCCCGATGATTCGGGACACACCAGTGCTGCGTGAGCTGGTGAGTGAACCGAAGGCAAAGGATGGCAGCAACACCATCCTGCTCAAGGCGTTCCGTGGCGGGACGCTACAGATGGTGGGTGCGAACAGTGCTCGAGGGTTCCGGCGGGTCAGCCGACGGGTGGTGCTGTTTGATGAGGTCGATGGCTATCCGGCGAGCACGCCGGAAGGGGACCAGATCAAGCTGGGCATCAAGCGGTCGGAGTATTACTGGAACCGGAAGATCGGGATCGCGAGCACCCCGACGACCAAAGACTTCAGCCGCATCGAGCGGTGGTTCAACATGTCGGACCAGCGGCGCTACTTCGTGCCCTGTCCTGATTGTGGCCACATGCAGTACCTGCGCTGGCCGCAGATGAAGTGGGAGAAGGGGCAACCGGAGACGGCTGCGTATGAGTGTGAGAACTGCAAGGTGCTGATTCCGCACCGGTTGAAGCGATGGATGGTGGATCGCGGGGAGTGGCGTGCGACGGCAGAGGCGACACAGCCTGGCTTGGTTGGATTCCACCTGTGGGCTGGGTATAGCTACAGCCCGAATGCCAGCTGGGAGCAGCTGGTGCGGGAGTTCCTTGAGGTGAAGTCTGACCCGGATCAGCTGCGAACGTTTGTCAACACGTCGCTTGGTGAGTCTTATGAGATCGACTATGCCGCGAAGCTGAGTGCCGATGGCCTGATGGCACGACGTGAGGCGTATGGCGCTGGGGAGGTGCCGGCTGGGGCGTTGCTGCTGACGGCTGGTGTCGATGTGCAGGGTGGTGGCGGCAGTGCAGCCGATCGCCTGGTGGTCAGTGTCTGGGGCTGGGGGCAGGCAGAAGAATCATGGCTGGTGTGGCATCAGGAGATCCACGGTGACCCGACACAACCTGAGGTGTGGGGTCAGTTGGTAGCAGTGTTGCAGTCCACCTGGACCCGGGCGGATGGCCGTGAGATGACGATCTCTCGAATGGCGATCGACTCCGGTGGCCACGCTACCCATGAGGTGTACCAGTTCACCAGGGAATGGCGGCAGTACGGCGTGGTGGCGGTGAAGGGCAGCAGCAGCAGGGCGCAGGCGCCGGTGAACAAGGGCAAGCCGGTGGACATCAACTGGCGCGGGCAGACGATGAAGCGCGGCTGCACGTTGTACATGGTGGGAACCGACACGATCAAGACGACGATCTACGGCAGGCTGCGGCAGCCGCCACCGGGGCCTGGGGCGTTCCATTTTGGGATGGCTGCAGACGATGAGTTCTTCCGGCAGCTGACGGCAGAGAAGCAGGCGATGCGAACGGTGAAGGGTTTCCCGGTGAGGGAGTGGGTGAAGAAATCAGGCGACCGTAATGAGGCGCTGGATTGCCTGGTGTATGCGTATGCCGCATTGCAGCTTGAGGCACGGCGCTACAACCGGGCGACGATGTGGGAGCAGCTGGAGCAGGCACCACCACCGCCGAGGGTCGTGCCGGTGGTGAAAGCACCAGAAGAGGATGAAGATGGCAATCCGGTGGTTGGTCTGCGGCGAAAGCGTGGAAACTGGTTGGCTGGTAGTCGGTAGCCTGCGCTAGGAGGTAGATCGCATGGCTTTCACTCAGACGCAATACGATGATCTGACGGCTGCGATTGCCGAAGGTGTCACGACAGTGAAGAGCAACGGTCGTGAGGTGTCGTATCGCAATCTGAGCGATATGTTGCGGCTGCGCGATCAGATGGCAGCAGAGCTTGGTATTGCTGGCGCCGGCCGATGGCGCAAGTATGCCAGCTTCAAGAGGGACTGATGGCAAAACGTAAGGCATCCCGTGACCAGCTGGAGATTGCGCTGAAGACTGCGCAGAAGGAGCTGGCGATCACTCACCTGCGAGCGTTTGAAGCAGCAAAGGAAACTCGGCGCACCGAGAACTGGTACACCAAGAATGGCGGGCCCAATTCTGATATTCGCGTTGCGTTGAGCATGCTGGTGCGACGGCACCAGGACTTGATCGATTCCAATCCTTGGGCCAACCGTGCCATCAAGGTCATCTGCAACAACTGGATCGGTGATGGGATCATCGGATCACCGGTTGGTGCGTCGAAGCGTTACTTGGGCGCATGGAACGATTGGGCGGACACGGTTGAGTGTGACCATGACGGCAAGCTCAACTGGTATGGGCTGCAGAACCTGATCGCCCGTACGACGGCTGCTCGAGGGTCGTGCCTGATCCGGCGACGGGTGGATGAGACGATGATGAATCAAGGGCTGGTGCCCTTGCGGCTGCAGGTGATGGAGCCGGACATGCTGGACATGGGGAAGGACGACGGCAGCCGGATCAAGTTTGGCAAGCAGTACAGCATCAGCGGTCGGCTGGAGGGCTACTGGCTGCGGGACACGCACCCAGGGGAGACCGACTGGCGTGGGGTGAAGATCAGCTCTACCTTTGTGCCAGCCTCTGAGATCCTCCACACGTATGAGGTGCTGAGGCCCCAGCAGGCGATTGGTGTGCCGTTTGGGTCGTCGGTGCTGCTGCACCTGCGTGATGTTGAGGATATTGCGCAAGCGCAGCTGCTCAAAACAAAGATCGCGGCATGCTTCACAGCTTTTGTGTACAGCAATGAGCCATCAGAGTTTGATGCTGGCGGCAGTGTGCTGACGGAGTCGCTGGAGCCTGGCGCGATTGAGATCCTGCCTGATGGCAAGCAGATCACATTCTCCAACCCACCGCAATCACCGGATTACGTCAGCCATCAGAAGCACCATTTACACGCAATCGCGGCCGGGTATGGAGTGACGTATGAAGCATTGACCGGCATTCTGTCGGATGTGAACTTCAGCTCAGCCCGTATGGGTTGGATTGAGTTCCACCGCAACGTGGCGGCATGGCGTTGGAACGTCAGCATCCCGCAGGTGATGGATCCGATCCATCGGTGGTTCAATGATGCCGCAACGCTGGCCCAGGTACGCGGTCCACGCAAAGTGGTCTGGACGCCACCGCGGCGTGAGCTGGTGGATCCAGCGAAGGAGATGAGTGCCTTGATTGAAGGCGTGAAGGCTGGCTTCATGTCCCTCTCTGAGGTGCAGAGATCTCTTGGCTACATTCCGACTGAAGTGATGGACGAACTGCAGGCAGACATCGCCAATGCTCGAATCAAGGGGCTGTCCTTGAGTGTTGATGGTGGAGAGACTCAACCTCTTGGTGTTGAAGTTCCATAGCCTGACGGCATGGAACACAAACCTCCTTGTGATCTGCGTCGCGCTGCATTCCAGCCAGCGACACTGAACCGCGACAGCCGAACGATCGAGCTGACGTGGACGACAGGAGCACGAGGGCGTCGTGCGTCCTGGTTTGATGGCGACTGGTATGAGGAGCTCGATATGAGCGCTTCTGCCGTTCGTCTCGACCGGTTGAACAGTGGCGCTGCGCTACTGAACAACCATCAATCTGGTGACCTGTCCAACATCCTTGGGGTGGTGGAGAGGGCATGGATTGAGAACGGGGAAGGCCGTGCGCGTGTGCGCTTCAGTGAGCGTGCAGACGTTGATCCAATTTGGAACGACGTTGCAAACGGCATCATCCGCAATGTCTCGGTTGGGTATCAGGTCCATCGGTGGTCTGATCCCATTCGTGGTGCGGAGAAGGATCCCCCGACCTACAGAGCGCTGGATTGGGAACCAATGGAGCTCAGCCTCGTTGGTGTGCCATTCGACGCCGGTGCCCAGACCCGAAATTCAATCACGGACACTTCCATGCCCGATCTCCTGAAAAGCCAGGCCGGAGGTGATCCGGCCGTTGTGCAGCAGCCTGCGGAGCAGGTGCGCGCTGCGGACCCCAATCCCCCCCAGCCTGAGCCGGTGCCTGCCGCCGATCAGGAGCTGCAGCGCACTGCTGCTGAACTGCGTCGTGAGCGCGACCTGCTGCGCCTCGGCCAGGAAGCTGGCCTTACCGCTGAGCAAACCGATGAGCTGATCCGTTCCGGTAAGTCGGTGATGGACTGCAGCCGTGAAGCGGTGCGGCTGGTGCGGGAGCGACTGGAAGGCAACACGCCGACCATCGCCAACCCTGCTCGCGGTATCGAGGTCACCCGCGACCAAGGCGACACCCTGCTGCGTGGCATTGGTGAAGCCCTGTCCGCTCGGGTGATGCCCGGCAATCCCGTCAGTGACCTGGGCCGTGAGTATCGCGGCTACAGCCTGATCGAGTTCGCCCGGATGTACCTCGAGTCGCGTGGTGTCAACACCCGTGGGCTGAGCAAGACCGAGATCGTCACCCGTGGTTTCCATTCCACCAGTGATTTCCCGCTGCTGTTCTCCAACCTGGCCGGCAAGTCGCTTGACGCTGCCTATCAGGAGGAGCCCCACACCTGGAAGCCGATCGCCCGGCAACGCAACCTGCCCGACTTCAAGCTGGCCTCCGATCTCGTGATCGGTGGTGATCTCACTCCTGAGGTGCTGCTCGAAGGTGGTGAGTACCGCGCCGGCACGCTGAAGGAAGCGCAGCATCAGTGGAAGCTGGCGACCTACGCCCGCAAGCTGACGGTCACTCGTCAGGCGATCATCAACGACGACCTGTCGGCCCTCGAGGGTGTGCCCGAAATGCTGGGCCGTGGCTTCCGTCGTCTGGAATCCAACCTGGTCTGGGCCCTGATCACCGGTAATGCGGTGACCAGCGTCGACGGTCAGGTGCTGTTCCATGCCAGCCACAACAACACCGGCAGCGGCGCGATTGGCACCACGGGCTTCAATGCCATGCGGAAGGCGATGCGGAAGCAGACCGACATCGCGGGCAACACTGTCAACCTTGCGCCCAGCTACATGATGGTGCCGACGGATCTGGAGGCCACTGCTCTGCAGTTCCTCTATCCGACGGGCTTCATGCCGAGTGCCCGCGTCGGCGCTGATGGCCCTGTGACCGCGCAAACCGCCGGGATGCAGCTGATCGTTGAGCCGCGGCTTGATGGTTCGGCCACTCAGTGGTACGCCGCTGCGGCGCCTGGTGCGGTGGAAGGCATCGTTTACGGCTACCTCGCTGGTGAGGAAGGCCCGACGGTGACCACGAATGAGAAGCGTGATCCTGATGGCGTTGAGCTGCTGGCCCGCTTCGACTTCGGTTGTGCGGTGAAGGACTACCGCTTCATCTATCGCTCCTCGGGTACCTGATGGAGCCTGTTCTAATCAATCAACCTGAGGACTTCTTCCGATGAAAAACTTCGTTCAAGAGGGTGAGTACCTGCGGATGACGGCACCGTATGCCGTCAGTTCCGGTGGTGGCGCCCTGGTTGGTGCCACGTTCGGCGTGGCTGTGACCGATCTGGCCAATGCTGAGGTCGGTGTGTTCGCCCTGGAAGGGGTGTACACGCTGACCAAGGCGACGGGTGCCAGCACCGGCGGCGCGCAGGGCGCCAAGGCGTACTGGATCGCTGCAGACAAGAAGGTGACTGCTGCCTCGAGTGGTAACACCCTGATCGGGGTGTTTGCTGCCACCTGCGCCGATGGTGACGCGACCGCGAATGTGCGGCTGAACGGATCGTTCTGATCCTGACCTGGCCCCGGGAAACCGGGGCCTCCATTCTTCATTGAGGCACAGCCATGGGCGCTGCGGTTGGATTTCTTGGGAGCGATGGCAAGGGCCGGACGGTAAGCCCGAGCGATCCGCTGCCGATCGTCACTGGCTTCTCGATTCCGAAGCACGACTACGCGGAGCTGAGCTACACCGGCAGCGACATGACTGGCGTCACCTACAAGCTGGGCGGCACCTGGGACACTTCCACCAACATCTACACGGGCGGAACCATCGTCGGCCAGCTGGAGCTGGTCTACGACGGCGGGAACCTCGTCCAGATCGTGGAGGTCTGACCCATGGGATACCAGTTCAATCCGTTCACGGGCAATCTTGACATCGTTGGTGACGGCGGTGGTGGCGGTGGTGACGGTGGCGACATCACGGCAGTCACAGCAGGCACCGGCCTGAGCGGCGGCGGCACCAGCGGCTCAGTGACGCTGAGCTTGGCCAACACGGCCGTGACGGCCGGCAGCTACACCTACGGCTCGTTCACGGTTGACGCGCAGGGGCGGATCACCAGCGCCAGCAACGGCACAGCTCCTGTCACGGGAGTCACCGCGGGCACGGGCCTCAGCGGTGGCGGGGCCGGTGGAGGGGTGACACTCACCCTGGCCAACACGGCCGTGACGGCCGGCAGCTACACCTACGGTTCGTTCACGGTTGATGCCCAGGGGCGGATCACCAGCGCCAGTAACGGTACGGCTCCTGTCACCAGCGTGACGGCCACCGGGCCGATCAGCAGCAGTGGCGGCACCACGCCAACGATCAGCACCAGCATGGCAAGCAACCGCCTGTTGGGCCGCACTACGGCAGGGACCGGCGTTGCTGAGGAGATCAGCATTGGCACGGGCCTGAGCCTCACTGGCGGCACGCTGTCCAGCACGGGCGGTGGTGGTGGTGGCGGCACATCCCTGGATGTGCAGGTCTTCACGGCCAACGGAACGTGGACAAAGCCGGCTAATGCAGAGCTGGTAAAGGTCTGGATGGCCGGCGGTGGCGGTGGCGGTGGCTCGGGCCGCAGGGGCGCATCTGGCACCGATCGTGGTGGTGGTGGCGGTGGCGGTGGTGCTGCCTGTGTTTACTTTGAGGCCAATCCATCACGATTTAATGCAACAGAAGCGATTGTCATCGGAGCTGCTGGAGTTGGCGGCGCTGGGCCAACTACCAATGATACCAATGGCGCAAATGGCACCATAGGCGGCACTACAACATTTGCGGGCATTAACGCCGTAGGCGGCAACTTTGGCTCTGGAGGATCAACAACTGGCGGCGCCGGAGGAGCGGCAAGGGCATTTACTTGTTTCTATCAAGGGTTTGATGCCGCCCTGGCTTCTACTATTGCCGGCGGGGATGGATCCGCTACCGGCTCGGGTGGTACCATTTCCGCTTGCACGGGAATTAGATCAAATGGCGGCGGCGGCGGCTGTGGAATTACATCTACAAACACTAGAGTTGGAACAGGTGGTTCCTCGCAAGGAATTTCTGGCGGAACAATCGGCACAGTTTTCCCAGGCGGTAGCGCAATAACAGGAGACGGAAGTAATGGCCAAGACGGCAGCCTCATTCGTTATTTTGGTGTAGGTGGCGGCGGTGGTAACGGTCATCCAACCGGGTCGGGTGGCCGAGGAGGTGATGGCATTGCCTATGGCGCAGGCGGCGGCGGTGCAGGTGCAAGCCTCAATGACAATGTTGGCGGCAGAGGCGGCAATGGTGGACCTGGCGTTGTTGTAATCATCACCACGATCAAGCCATGAAAAGGATTGCACACATCGCCGATGGCTTTATCGCCAACATCTCCATCCTCCCGGATAACTTTGAGCTTCCCGTAGATACAATGCTTGAAAGCGATGCTTTGGAGCAGGGTTATACACGGCGTCCAAAGACAGAAGCCGAGCTGGCCGAAGAGTATCGCTTATCTCATCCGCCACGGTGGATTGAGTTTAGCGATGCGCTGCCAGTTGAGGTGGATCAGTTGCTAACTGCCGCGCAGGCCGTCTCGCCGCGTCTTGCGCTAGCGCTCGGCGTGGGACTAGGGAAAGCCGCTGATGGTGACAGTAGAGTATTTCTAAATGCCTGGCAGACGGCTCGTGGTATCGGCTTGGTGTCGCCTGAGCTGATGATTGGCCTTCAGGGATTGGCTGTGCAGTTTGACCTGCCTGCTGAGTTTGTTGCTGGCTTGGCTGCATCGCAGTAGTGGCTTCTCACCATCTCACCAACGGGCAGACGTGGACGGACACGAATACAGGCATCGCCTGGGTCTATTCCACCAGCACGAGTAGCTGGACCATCCAGTCGTAGTGTCCCCGTCTTCGGCCATGAACCGCCAGCTTGAACTCACTGCTGCCGCCGTGGCCCTGCTGGTCACCCTGGTGGGCGGGACCGTGGCGATCGAGAACCGCTACGCCAAGGCCCAGGACGTCAAGCAGCAGCTGAACAGCATGTATGCCCGTCAGCTCAAGACGCGGATCCTGGAGCTGCAGCTCAAGGCACCAGACCAGTTCACGCCGGCGGACCGGGCCATGCTGCTGCACCTGCAGCAAGAGCTGAAGGAAGCCACGCAGTAGGCGCCTCACGGCTACCGTGGACGGGTGACCTGATCCCATCTGGCCGGGTGCTGCGGTAACAGCCCCGGCTTTTTGCTGCGCCTTCGCAGACTGAAGGCACTGCGCATTCACAATGGCCGACCCTTGGGATCGATTGCACATGAGGATGTGGGATGCCGCATCCCGTCGCCTTGGCCGTGTGTCGGTGGTGGCTGGTGCTGTGACCACCACCGGGATGTTTGATCGGCAGTCTGAGCTCATCCTGGATGACCAGGTGATCAGTGTTGAGAATGCCCTCACGGTGAAGACCAGCGAGCTGGGCACCCTCAGCTATGGCCAGGCCATCGTGGTCGGTGGTGTGAACTACACGGTGCGGCAGGAGCCGATGCGGATCGGTGATGGCATGCTCTGCGTCGTACCGCTGCAGGCTGCATCATGAGCAGCAAGCGCGAGCAGATTCTGGCGGCGGTCGCCACCACCTTGATCGGTACCACTGGGGTGAGTACCAGGATCTACCGCTCGAGGCAGGATGCCTTTGCACGTAACGAGTCGCCGGCATTGGTGATCGAGCCTGGCAAGGACACACCAGCACCGGAGCCGATCAGCACCTGCAAGATTGACTGGAACTTCCTGCTGGTCATTGCGGTCTACAGCCGCGGTGCCATCCCTGACCAGGTAGCAGATCCAGTGATCAGCTCAATCCACACCAAGCTGATGGCAGATCGCAGCCTCGGCGGGCTGGTGATGGACATCTGGCCTGGCGAGGTCGACTATCAGTTTGAGCGTGGCGATCTACCGGCGCTCTGGACTGTGATGCCTTATCAAGTGCGCTATCGCACCAGTGTCACTGACCTGAGTGCATAGCGTGAGACTGAAGCTGTAATCGGTGACATGCCTACGTTGGATGAGAACTGGGGTCTCGGTGGTAGCTACCTCCTGGATCCTAAAACCGGAAAGCGCAAGCTCATTGAGCGGACAGCACCGGCACTCACTGCTTCCGACTCTGATCCCGAGGTGATTACTGATGGCACTGCTGTCTCGCAAACGCCTGATCCTGGCGAAGGCTGAGTCTGTCTACGGGACAGATGCCAGTCCTGCTGGCACTGATGCCGTCCTGGTGCGTAACCTCGACATCACGCCGATCTCGGCTGATGTGGTGAGTCGTGATCTGATCCGCCCGTATATGGGCAACTCAGATCAGCTGATCGCCAACAGCAGGGTTGAGATCAGCTTTGAGGTGGAGCTGGCCGGTTCCGGCACTGCAGGGACTGCTCCACGGTACGGCGCTGTCCTGAAGGCATGTGGCCTCAGTGAGACGACTGTGGCTGCCACCAGCGTCACTTATGCGCCGGTGAGTGCGAGCTTCAGCAGCGTCACGATCTACTTCAACGCTGATGGCCTGTTGCACAAGCTGACCGGTTGCCGCGGCACCTTCACGATGAGCTGCCAGGTGGGGCAGATCCCCGTGCTGCAGTTCCAGATGACCGGCGTCTACAACGCCCCAACGGATACCGCTGCGCCCGCTGTGACCTACAGCAACCAGGCAGCGCCGCTGGTTTTCCGTGATGGCAACACCTCGGCGTTCCAGCTGCTGTCCTATGCCGGCTGCCTGATGTCGGTCGACTTCAACATGGCCAATGAGGTGGCGTACCGCGAGCTGATCGGCTGCACCAAGGAGGTGCTGATCACCGATCGCAAGCCTGCTGGTACGGCCACCATTGAGGCACCGACGATTGCGGCGAAGGACTTCTTTGCGGCATCGCTGGCCACCACCACCGGCAACCTGACGTTCTTGCATGGCACCACTGCCGGCAACCGCGTCACCTTCACCGCTTCCCAGGTGGATGTCGCAAACCCCACCTATAGCGACACCGATGGGGTGCTGATGCTGAGCGTGCCGTATGTGGGGCTGCCGACCACTGCTGGCAACGACGAGCTGTCGCTGGCCTTCACCTGAGCCAGTTCATCCCACCCTCTACCTTCAACCCCCATGGCATTCACCCTGTCGCAGACGGCTTCGTATAAGTGGCCGGTCACCTTGTCGATTCCTGCCGATGGTGGGAAGTTTGACAAGTTCGTCTTTGATGCGGAGTTCCGGCGGTTGAGCCAGACCCGCATCCGGGAGATTGGTGATGCCATCTCGGCTGGTGATTCCGATGATCCCAGTGTGGCTCGCGAGATCCTCTGCGGCTGGAGTGGCATCAACGATGAGCAGGGCAAGGCCATTCCCTTCAGTGAGAAGGCCATGAATGACCTGCTGGATATTCCGATGGTGGCCACCTTCATCATGCGCGCCTGGTTTGCCAGCCTGAAGGGAGCGAAGGTAAAAAACTGATCGACGCCGCTGAGCATTGGGCTCGCGGCGGGAACAGCAGCAAGCAGTTGGATGCTGATGCTGCAGCATTCAATGTGACGATTGAAGAGGAAGAACCAGAACTGTTTGAGGTGTTCCCAGAGAACTGGCCAGTGGTTCAGATGTTCCTCAGGTTGCAGACCCAGTGGCGTGTTGGTGGTATGGGTTTGATTGGGTTGGATTATGGCGTCGCGCAGTGGCTCTTTAGCCTGTATGCAGTGGAAGATCCCACAGCCATGCTTGAGGATCTGCAGGTGATGGAAGCAGCTGTACTCATCAACGAGCAGGAGGGCTGATGGCAGTCAACATGGATACACTGCTGCGCCTTCGCGTTGCAGTGGATGGTGAGAACAATATCCGGCGACTGAGCGGTCAGCTGCAGGGCCTTGAGCGTGCGGCTGGGTCGGTGTCGAGTGGGTTCAATGCGATGCGTGCGGCATCGGCTGCATTGGCCAGCTCGGCGGTGGTGGCGGGGCTCACAGGGATCATCAAGAATGCGATTGATGCAGGCGATGAACTGAACAACCTGCAGATGAAGACGGGCATTGCAGCGGATGCCTTGCTTGGTCTGCGCGCTGCGGCAAAGCTGGGCGACGTTGATACGGCGATGCTGGCCAAGGGCCTCAACCGGCTGAATGTGGTGATCGCTGAAGCGGCGGCAGGAAATCAGCAGTCTGCGGACAAGTTCAAGGGCCTAGGCGTCAGCATCCGCGATGCCAGCGGCCAGGTGGCCAGCACTGATGTGGTGTTCAAGCGGCTGGCAGATCGGTTCCGCGACATGCCGGATGGTGCTGGTAAGGCAGCAGCAGCTGCGGCATTGTTTGGCACCAAGATGGGTGCCGAGTTCATCCCAGTGCTGAATGAAGGCAGCATGGCGATGGACAATCTGAACGTGAAGATCGGGGATGACTTCCCGGCGCGATCAGATCAGTTCAATGATACGCTCACGGTGATGGGCCTCAAAACTGAGGCAATGGGATTGGAGTTGACGGAAGCACTGCTGCCAGCTTTGCAGTCAATCCTTAATGAGTTCAGCAATCTGTTTGACACCAAGGAAGACTGGTCGCTGCTGTTTGACACTATCAAGATCGGCGTCCGCAGTCTGGCCACGTTTGTCTTTGCTTCAATCAAGCTAGTGGACCAGCTAATCAAGAGCGTGCAGACACTGGCTGGTGCCTTTGGTGCGATCACCGCCGGTGACTTTGGCCTGGCCTTCAACATTTTGAAGGAGCGTGGTGGTAATCAACTTCAACAAGCAATCGCAGATTTTGAATCTATCGGTCGGATGTGGACCGACGCTGCAGCCCCCCCCAGCAGCAGCCGTAGAGGTGGCCGCCAGGCTGATACGGCGACAATGCGGGGCATCGAGGATCAGCCCACTGGTGGTGGCAGCAAGGGTGGCAGTGGCACGCAGCCAAAGAGCCTTGGCGCTGAGATTGCCCTGGCGTTGAAGGAATCGCTGAGCCTGTCGCCTGCTCAAGCTGCTGGCATTGTCGGCAACTTCATGCGGGAGTCTGGCCTCAATCCAAGAATCAACGAGGGCGGCGCCGTAGGAATGCCTCGCGGCATCGGCGGCTATGGCCTGGCCCAGTGGACCGGCACCAGGCAAACCGATCTGGTGCGCTTTGCCGGTGGTGCGGCTAATGCCGGCAGCTTGGATGCTCAACTGCGCTTCACAATCAGCGAATTGCTTGGCCCTGAGAAGCATGCTCTTGAGATGTTGCGCACGGCAACCACCCCAGAGGACGCAGCCGTCCTGTTTGACAAGTTCTACGAGCGGTCAGGCATCAAGGCATTGGGCGAGCGCAAGGCCAATGCCCGGCAGGTGTTTGGTGAGATCGCCGGTACTGGTGCAGGCAGTGGACTGGCTGACTACGCCAGAGCTGAGGATGAACGCCAGAAGGCTCGCGAAGCTGCAAGGCAGCAACTGGAAGACTCCAAGGTGCTGCTGGCCCAGTCGGAGATGGATCTCAATATTCAAAAAGCTACAACTGACGAGCAGCGCATCCAGCTTGAATATCAGAAGGAAGCCACCCAGGTTTATGAGAAGTATGTCGACCTTGGTGCCAAGGCAAAGACTTCAATGGAGTGGCAAAACATCAACCAGGCCTACAACAATGAGATGAAAGCGCTGGAACTCGACTACGAGAATCAGATCACCGAAGCCCGCCAGAAGTCCTATGAAGCCACGCTTTTGCAGATTGAGGCGCAGCGGGAAGCTATGACGCAGATGGGTGATGCGTTGGGTGGCCAGGTCTTTGGCACGCCTGACATCGTGGCGCCTGGTGACCAGCAGTTCAGTCCCTTCGCTGGCTACGTCGAGGGCATCGGTTCCATGAACGAAGCACTCAACGGTCTGGCGACCACAGGATTCAAGGGCATTGAGGATGCCATGGTCAGCCTGGCCACCACCGGCAAGGCCAACTTCCGGGAGTTCGCTGCGGCCCTGCTGGAGGACACGGCGCGGCTGATCATCCAGCAGCTGGTGCTGAAGACGATCCTGTCCGCCATCGGTGGGGGTGGCCCCAGCTTTGGAGGCATCCCTGGGTTTGCGCCATCGACCGGCAACCTGATGGATGGATTCAGCGGGTTCAACCCTGGGGCCTTCTCCATGTCGGGCTTGTCCGGCGGGCTGGGCTTCTCTCCTGGTATTGGCTTTGCTCGCGGTGGCGTCTTCGCCCGCAATGGCATCGTCCCCTTCGCCAATGGCGGCATCATCAACCGCGCCACCCTGTTCCCCTTCGCCCGTGGCGGCACCTTCGGCACCGGCGTCATGGGTGAGGCTGGCCCTGAAGCGATCCTTCCCCTGAAGCGTGGCCGTGATGGCCGGCTCGGTGTTGCCGGCGGGGGTGGCGGTGACATCAACATCTCCGTCCAGGTGGATGCCGGTGGCACCAACGCAGAAGGCAATGCCGACACCGGCCGCCAGCTGGCCAACGTTGTCGCCAATGCAGTGAAGACCGAGATGATCCGCCAGAAGCGTCCTGGTGGCATCCTGTCCAAGTAACCAGCCATGGCCACCTTCACCTACACCCCATCGTTTGAAGCGACCGAGGCAAGCAAGCCTCGCGCCAAGAAGTTTCAAGCGGGTGATGGCTACGAACAGCGGATCCGGTTTGGCCTGAACACCGACCCCAAGGAGTGGCAGCTGGTATTCAAAGAACGCACCGACACCGAACGGGACAACATCCTCGCCTTCCTCGAGGCCCGTGCTGGGGTGGAGAGCTTTGACTGGACACCACCTCGAGGTACGGCGGGCAAGTTTGTCTGTGAGGATTGGCAGGTCACCTTACGATCCTGCAACTTCAACACGATCAGCGCAACATTCCGTCAAGTGTTTGAGGCGTAATGGCAGTTCCCTATTCAGAGCTCCAGAAGCCAGCACCCAGCAGCGTCATTGAGCTATTCCAGCTGACGCTGAATGCTGCGCAGCATGGCGTCGACATCACCTATAACTTCCACGCGGGCACCAGTCTGGTGGCCAATGGTGATCTGGTCTTCAATGGCGTCACCTTCACGCAGTATCCCGTGGAGGTGGATGGCTTTGAGTATTCCGGCAATGGTGAACTGCCACGGCCAAAGATCAGGGTGAGCAACATTCTGGGCACGATGACCGCCTTGATCCTGACGGTGCCGCGGGGGCTGGAGGGCGCCAAGCTGCAGCGGCTCAGGACAATGGCGCGCTACATCGATGGGGTGAACTTCCCCGGTGGTACCAACCCATTGGGCACGCCAGACCCTACGGCTGAATTCCCGCGAGAGATCTACTACGTCGACCGCAAGACGGTGGAGAACCGTGAGGTGGTTGAGTACGAGCTGGCCGCTGCATTCGACCTTGCTGGGGTCAGGGCACCGAAGCGGCAATGCATCGCCAACCTCTGCTCATGGGTGTACAAGTCCGCAGAATGCGGATACACCGGTGCCCTGCCGACGTGTGACAAGACCTTTGCAGCTTGCCTGCAGCATTTCGGTGGTGGCGTTGACCTGCCGTATGGCGGATTCCCTGGCGTTGGAGCCTATACGCAATGAACTGGCGTGATGCTGCCCTCGAGCATGCGGTGGAGGCTTCACCAGAGGAAGCCTGCGGCCTGGTGGTGGTGGTCAAAGGTCGTGAGCAGTATCACCGCTGCCGCAATCTGGCGACCAACCCTCACGACCAGTTCATCCTCAACCCCGATGACTGGGCTGCTGCGGAAGATGCCGGTGAGGTCATGGCTGTGGTCCACAGCCATCCATTCACCCCACCGGCACCATCACAGCCCGATCAGGTGGCATGCGAGCGCAGCGGCCTGCCTTGGTACATCGTCAACCCCACCACCGGGGAATGGGGCGGCTGTGAACCGTGCGGCTATAAGGCGCCACTGATCGGGCGATCGTGGGCCTGGGGCGTGACTGATTGCTGGACGCTGGTGCGGGACTGGTATCAGGAGCATGGACTGGAGCTGCCGGACTGGGAGAGACCGCTGACCCCAGAAGAGTTTGAAGCGGCACCGATGTTTGAAGACTGCTGGAAGAAGGCAGGCTTCAGGTTGCTGCTCTCTGATGAAATGATGCAACCCGGTGATGCTGTTTTGCTGAACATTGGCGGGATCAGCTTGTCACCCAATCACGTCGGAGTGTATGTTGGTGATCAAATGTTGCTACATCATATCCGTGGCAGGTTGAGCAGTCGTGATCTGTATGGCGGCTGGCTGCAGAAGTGTACGGGGTTGGTATTGCGTCATTACAATGCAGATAAGCTAAAGCTAGGATCATGCTGACCAAGATCCGAGTCTATGGTCGGCTGGCAAAGTTCTTGGGCCAGCGATCGTATGAAGCTGCCGTCTCCAGTGCAGCCGAAGCGGTGCGTTTCCTGCTGGCCAACTTCCCGCATCTGGAACCTGAGCTTGCCAAAGGTCACTATCGCGTCACGGTTGGTACCTACGACCTGAGTGATCATGAGCTCCATGATCCCTGCGGTCAGCAGGAGATCAAGATCATCCCGGTGGTGGTGGGTGCTGGTGCCATCGGTCGGATCGTGGCTGGCGTTGCCTTGATTGCGCTCTCCTTCATCCCAGGTGTTGGTGCATTGGCTGCTCCATTGCTGTTTGGCATTGGATCTTCCTTGGTGCTTGGCGGTGTGGCCCAGCTGCTGACCCCAGTGCCAAAGCTGATCCAGCCTGGCAACTCAGGCAATGACACCGAGAAGGATCCGCGCAAGAGCTACAGCTTCTCAGGTATTCAGAACGTCAGCCGGCAGGGTGTGCCGGTGCCGATCGTCTACGGCGAGACCATCGTCGGATCGGTCACAATCTCGGCCGGTATCGACACCATCCAGGTGACCGGATGACCAAGCTGATTGCCGGTGACGGTGGATTCAATCGTGCGGCAGCCAGTGCCGTTGGCTACAAGGGTCGTCAAGCGCAGGGAACACCGAATACTGACCCTGACAGTCTCGACTCGTCGCAGTACGCCACGATCCTGGACCTACTGAGCGAGGGAGAGATTGAGGGCCTTGTTGGTGGTGCCAAGGGGATCTACCTCGACAACACCCCACTGCAGAACCCTGATGGCAGTCTGAACTTCACCAACGTGCAGGCGGATGCACGCAACGGCACGCAGAACCAGACGTTCATACCTATTGCCAGTGACATCAGCAACGAGATCCCGGTTGGTGTGGTCGTGCTGGAGAATACGCCGATCGTGCGTACCATCACCGATCCAACCGTTGGTGCTGTTCGTATCACCCTCTCGTTCCCGCGGCTGGAGCAGTATCAAGCAGATGGTGACATCCGTGGCGTAAGTGTCCGCCTGCGGTTGTCGGTGCAATACAACGGTGGAGGCTATGTCACGGTCATTGAAGACACGGTGAGAGGTCGCACTGCTGATCTCTATCAGCGGGATTACCGGATCACCTTCACATCAAACGTGAAGCCGGTCGACATCAAGGTGCAGCGGCTGAGTGAAGACAGTGCCAGCCCGCAATACGTTGATGCCTTCCAGTGGACCAGCTACACAGAGCTGACCTATGGCCGGCTGTCGTATCCGAACAGTGCCCTGGTGGCGCTGCGGATCAATGCGGAGCAGTTCAGCAACATCCCATCCCGGTCGTACCGGATCCGTGGCATCAAGGTGAAGGTGCCGACCAGCGTGGCGTATGTCGACCAGACCAACGGTCGGCTGGTGTATGCCAGTGGCCCATGGAACGGATTGTTCACTGCTGCGGCATGGACCACGGACCCAGCTTGGATTCTGTACGACCTGCTGATCAGCAAGCGGTACGGCTTCGGCGATCACATCATCGAAGCGCAGCTCGACAAGTGGGCGTTCCTCGCAGCTAGCCAATACTGCGCCGAACTGGTGTCCGATGGCTTCGGTGGTGTTGAGCCACGCTTCACCTGCAACGTGGCGATCCAGACCGCAGAGGACGCCTACAAGCTGATCTCAGATATGTGCTCGGTGTTCCGTGCCATGCCCTTCTGGAGCGGTGGTGCGGTCACCATCAGCCAGGATCGCCCGGTCGATAGCTCATACCTGTTCACCCTGGCGAACGTGGGGGAGGACGGCTTCACCTATCAGGGCAGTTCGCTGAAGCAACGGCCGACTGTTGCCGTGGTCTCCTACCTGGACCTTGAGAGCCGGGACATTGCCTATGAGGCCGTGGAGGACCAGGCCGCCATCGCTCGCTATGGGGTGGTGACGACCGAGATCTCCGCATTCGCCTGCACCTCCCGAGGGCAGGCGCATCGCATCGGCGAGTGGCTGCTGTACTCCGAGCAGTACGAAGGCGAGATCGTCACGTTCACTACCTCGCTGGATGCTGGCGTGATGGTGCGCCCCGGGCAGATCATCGAGATCGCCGACCCTGTACGTGCCGGCACCCGTCGTGGTGGTCGCATCGTGGCGGCCACCACCACCACGATCACGCTGGATGACATCACCAGCATCAGTGCGCTGACCAGCGGCACCATCTCGGTCATCACCCCCAGCGGTGGCGTCCAGAGCCGCACCTATGTCAGCCGTAGCGGCAGCATCGTCACCGTCACACCAGCCTTCAGCGTGGCGCCCAACGTCAACAGCGTCTGGGTGTGGCAGACCAACGACGTGCAGACCTCCACCTGGCGGGTGCTGGGCGTACAGGAGCAGGAACAGTCGCAGTACACAATCAGCGCATTGTCGTACAACGTCAGCAAGTACAACTACGTCGAGCGTGGCGTGCCGCTGCAAGCGCGGGACATCACCAACCTGAACATTGTCCCGCCACCTCCTGCGGCACTGTCGGCATCGGAGACGTTGTATGAATCCAACGGTCGCGCCGAAAGCAAGATCGTCGTGAGCTGGCGTTCAGTGTCGGGAGTGTTGAACTACCGCTTGCGGTATCGCTTTGGCAATGATAACTGGGTCACGGTTGATTCCAGATCAGCCGTTGACTACGAGATCACCAATAGCCAGCCGGGTATTTATTCCATTGAGGTCTACTCTCTCAGCCCCGCCAATATCCCATCACGTACTGCAGCGCAGCTCACGGTCAATACCTACGGCAAGACGGCACTGCCAGCCAATATCACTGGGCTGAACCTGGTGCCGATTGATTCGGCCAGCGCCATTCTGTCGTGGGATCGCGCCACTGATCTGGACGTGGTGTTGGGTGGCAAAATCCTGATCCGCCATAACCCGCTTCTGGTTGGTGCGACATGGGAGCAGAGCGCCGAGATCGTTGCCGCTACGGCTGGCGGCCAAACCCAGAAGCAAGTGCCATTGCTGGAGGGCACGTACCTGGTGAAGGCAGAGGATGATGGCGGGCGCCGTTCTGCTGCTGCTTCAACGGTGGTGGCTGATCTGCCGACCCCACAGCCAAGGCTGCTGGTGCTCACCTACCGGGAGGATCTGGAGACCCCACCATTTAGCGGCAACACGACGGGGATGTTCTACTCCGCCGACCAGTCGGGCATCATCATCTCCGGTGGCATTGAGGTCGACTCCATGGCCACTGATGGCAACTGGGATGGCCTGGTGTCGATCGATGCTGTGGGTGGCATCAATGCCAGTGGATCGTATGAGTTTGGCTCCACACTGGATCTTGGTGGTGTGTATGACATCAACCTGCGGCGCATCCTTGGCATTGCGCCCTTTGTGCCAGGTGAGCTGATTGATGACAAGACGGCCAATATTGACGACTGGACCGGCATTGATGACCTAGCACCGGATGATGTCAACGCTGCGCTCTACGTTCGATCTACTGCAGATGATCCAAGCGGCACGCCAACATGGGGTGAGTGGCAGGAGTTTGCCAATGCCATTGTGCGTGGTCGTGGCTTCCAGTTTCAGGTCGTCGCTACTTCCGCTGATCCGAGTCATAACATCTCGATTGAAACGCTTGGCGTAGAGGTTGAGCTGCAGCAACGCATCGCTGAACCGGCGGCTGTGATTACCAGCGGCACCTCCACCTATTCGGTCTCCTTCGCAGCACCGTTCTACCAGGCGCCGCAGATTGGAATCACTGCGTACAATATGGGGACAGGTGATTACTTTGCCATCACTGCAGTAACACGCACTGGCTTTGACGTTACCTTCAGGAACTCTGCTGCCACTGTTGTCAGTCGGCAATTTACCTATTCTGCGATTGGTTACGGCCGGGAGATCATCTAATGGCACAAGCAGACCTCAACGTCGCCAACGCATCTGGTGCTTCCTTCCGGCAGGACATCAACAATCAGCTGCTGGCCTTGGGCACCCTGCAGAGTGGCGCCTCCGCACCGAGCACGACCTACGCCTACATGCTGTGGGCGGATACCGCAAACGACCTACTGAAGGTCCGCAACAGCGGCAACAGCGGCTGGATTGAGGTCGGCACCCTATCGCTGGAGAACTGGGGCTTTGGCCGATTGCGGCTGGAGACCACCAAGCTGACCACCAGCGGCACCTCTGTCGACTTCACCGGCATCCCCAGCTGGGCAAAGCGGATCACGTTGAGCTTGGCTGCTGTCAGCCTGAGCGGCGCCAGCAACCCCGTCGTGCGGCTGGGTGACTCCGGTGGCATTGAGACCAACAACTACCTGGGCGCCACCTCCCTGGTTGGCCCGACGACCACCACCGGCTCCTATGCCCACTCCTCCACCTCTGGCTTCAACCTGCTGGGTGCGACCCCATCGGCAGATACTGTCGATTTCCACGGCTCCCTGATCCTCACGCTTGTCGAGGCATCGTCCAACACCTGGTCCTGCATGGGCAACATGGCGCGGACTGACGTGATCCAGGTGAATCAGATTGCTGGCAGTAAGGCATTGTCAGCCACGCTTGATCGCATCCAAATCACTACCGTCGGCGGCGCCAACACCTTCGACGCTGGTAAGGCCAACATCATCTATGAAGGTTGAGCTGTCTTCATAGCCTGAAGGGGACCTAGGCCACTTGTTGTGGACGACACCAGCCACCCATGGACAAGCGCCTGGCCACAGCTCTTGATCTTGGTAGCCGCATCCTCCGTGATCGCTACGGGCGGGATGTTCATATCGACCGTGGTGGGCCAGGCCAGGCTGGAGACCACCCTGTCGACGCTGCTGCGGACGGTGGAGGAGATCAAGGTAGACCAGCGGGATTGGCGCAATCAGATCGATCAGCGGGTGCGGGCCTTGGAGGTGAAGCAATGAAGCGCCTCGCGGCCTTGATCGGTTCCGCCTCGCTGCTCAGCGTCGCGATCGGCAGCGTCTACCTGGTCGACTGCCGCCGGCATGCTCGCGGCCTGGACCAGATCGATCGCTGTTATCTCACGTCGTTGCCGCTGATGGGTATCGGCACGGCAGGTGCTGGTGCCTTCCGCATTGGCTACAACACCTTCAACCCTGCCCTGCGGAAGAAAGAGGAGGGTGAAGGATGAGCACCAAGCAAACCGTCCGGCTGCTGGATCTGTTCCGCTACTACAAGGGCTTGCCACATCAGATGGCCGCCATCACGGAGCTGCAGGAGGCCATGCCGGCCGGCTTGCTCAGCCGTGACAACGGCTGGTTCAAGACTTGGAGTGTCGACGGCAAGCAAGCACCAGAGCCCGCATGGTGGGCCTCAGCCCGTGGCATCGTCTCTGAGTTCGAGGGCTGTGAACTCACGGCCTACCCAGACCCTGGTACCGGTGGCGACCCTTGGACCATCGGCTATGGCCACACGGGGCCTGAGGTGCAGCCAGGAATGAAGATCACCAAGGCGGTCGCCGAGGACTACCTCCGTCAGGATCTGCAGGATGCCGCTGATGGTGTGTTCCAACTGCTGTCGCTGGCGATGGACTGGCGACCGCAGCAGCAGGCGGCACTGATCTCATTCGCGTTCAATGTCGGCCTTGGTGGGCTGGGCGATTCCACCCTGCGGCGCAGGCTGCTGGCAGGGGAGGACCCGGCCACTGCCGTGAAGGAGGAACTGCCGCGGTGGAACAAGGGCGGCCATGGCGTGATGCCTGGGTTGACGCGGCGCAGGGCGGCGGAAGTGGCCCTGTTCTGCTCGCAGCCTGCCCTGGCCCATGCACCGCAGCAACCAGCGGTGATCAGGCACAACTCACCGTTCACGGCACGGCTGACGCCGAACGTCACCCTGGGCGACTTTGCCCTGCAGCAGGATGCCAGGCGGTTTCAGCAGCAACACCAGGTCGATACGGCGGCGCTGTTGGCGAACTTCCTCGAGCGGGTGAAGCGCAATCTGGGCGGCACCATCGTCATCACCAGCGGCTACCGTCCGCCGGCCATCAACCGATCGGTCGGTGGTGCTTCTGCCAGTGAGCACCTATTTGACGCCCCGGGCGTTGGGGCGGTGGACTTCTACCTTGAGGGTGTGGACATCAACAAGGTGCAAGCCTTCTGCGATCGGTACTGGGACTATTCGGTCGGCTACGGCGCTCCCAAGGGTTTTGTCCACTTGGGCATCAGGAAGGGCAAGCCTCGTCTGCGCTGGGATTATTGAGGCACTGGCAGCCCCTTGCTGCGGCATAGCGCACGCAGCTTCTCAATCGCTCGCTGGCCGCAACGATCCCGGCAGCAGACACCACCGCAACACACCTGCCACCACGGCTCCCCTTCAATCTCCACTACCTCAATCCGTGGCTGCTCCGCAGACTGGTTCATGATCCCATCGTTCATGTCTCGTGAGCTTCTCGAATTGGATGGTCCCGGAACTCAGTCTGACGATGGAGCTTGGACTGGAAGCGGCCAGGCGTGAACTGCACCAGATGAATCGCGACGAAGCAATCGCGATGGCCGATCAATTCATGGGTCGTTCTGTCATGCAGGAGGTCTGCCTGCGCAACAGCCTCAAGCGGGTGGCAGAGCTTGAGATTCAACTGGCGATCATGCAGGCTGATCCCTATGTCAATGGCAAGACAAGTTGCCCGGGGCAGGAGCGCACCCGACGCCATGGTATTCGCGGGATGTGGAGCACGCTGGCGCATGCCATCGGTGCTGGTGGCAAGGGTGCAGCAGGTGAAGCCTGAACGGCACCCAGCAGGACCCCTAGGCGATCGCGGGCATCACTGATCAATCCTTCCACCTCCCGCATCCGTAGGCCCTCTATACGGGCCAGAGCGGTGATGGATTGCGGGCTGCCATTCAAGCCGTAGTGCCCCATTACCAGCCGCTGCTGCAGGGGATCCAGTGTTGTGATCGCTGCAGTCAGGTTCTCACGTCGCACCAGATCATCAAGCTGATCGATCCAGTTCCCTTCACCATCGGCTAGCAGGCTGCCTAGTGGGCTGTGCTCATCGTCACCTGCGGCAGCATCCAATGACGCACATGGCATGGCCATCTGCAGGATGGCAGCCAATCGATCTTCGGTGACGCCCATCCGGTGGGCCAGCTCATGGCGTGATGGCCGGTGGTTGCCTTCTGCCGCAAGCTGCCGCGTTGCCGCCAACATCTGACCCCAGACTTTGGGATACGTGGTCGGCAGTCGAATCGTATGGGACTGGCCATCGATCGCATTGCCGACCCCTTGGCGAATCCACCAATAGGCGTAGGTGGAGAACTTGTAGCCGCGTGCGGGATCAAACAGCTCGACGGCACGGATCATGCCCAGGTTGCCAGCCTGCACTAGGTCCATGAACTCGAGTGAGGTGCGACGACCGATGCGTTGCACGACATGGACCACCAGCCGGAGGTTGGCGCGCACCATTCGATCCTTGGCGCGCTTGCCGATGCGCTTCACGCTGCGTGGTGCGTGCTCTGACCCGTCGGGATGATCGAGCCAGGCACGCACGGCATTGCCAAGGGTGATCTCTTCTGCGGCGGTCAGTAGCGGCTCACGGCCGATCTGATCTAGGTACCAGCTGACATCAGACCCTTCGGCTGTCGTCACGATCGCGGTACCTCCGGACGTTGCGGCTCCTGCTGTTGCCTGCGGATGTGATCAGCGAATGCCACGCACACCATTTCGGTGTGAGTGGCGGGCTTGGTGGCGTAGCTCAAAGCCCACCAGCGGCGGAACTCAGCAATCAGATCGGGGTGGGTCATTGCCATTTGAAGAGCAGCCAGATGATTGTGAGCATGTTGAAGACGATCGACAGCATCAGCAGGCGATGCATGCTGCGCAATGTCGTGATCGGTACCAGCCTGGTGCGACGGGTATCAAACAGCGGAAGTTCAGCCATTGCTCTCCAGTAGGTAATCAAGTTGCAGGCATAGCAGCTGCACTGTCGCTGCTGTCTTGGTGGCATGCACCAAGGGAGTGAGCTGGCCATCAGCGAGCTTGTAGGCGGCTGCCGACTGCTGGGCCCGGGATAGCTCCCGGGCTTGCTGCAGCAGCTCACGCGCACCGCTCAGGGCGTCGTGAAGAGTCATCAGAACGGCGGCTCCTCATCACCGAACTCATCAACAAACTCATCGGCCTTGGCAACGGCATAACCTTCCTGCTCGTCAAAGCCGTCCACACCGTCATCAATGATGTACGGCACGAAGTGGACCACTTGGGCAGCGGTGATGATCAGGCTGATGCCGCAACCTTCAGGGCGATCCCACGGGTAGACCTTGAAGGCAACGATCAGCTTCGAGCCGTTGCCGATGGCAGCGCCATCCCATGGCTGCTTTTTGGCGTCCAGGATCTTGGGCCCTGGCGCCGTGCTGCCGTCGCGGTTGGTCAGCTGCTGCGCCTTGAACTTGGCGATCAGCAGGTTGGGATCATTCTTGTCAGGCTTGAGAGGAAACCCCTTGTCACTGCGGCGCTTCTTGGTACCGTGCTCCGCGGTGAACACCTCCTCGAGCTTGGCCTGAAATGCTGCCGTCTTGGGATCGCTGGTGGGCAGCACCAGATCGACCGACCATGCCAGCGGCTTGTCAGGGTCCATCTGCTGCCGGGGCTCCACCAGGTACGCCCAACGGGCCAGCGCAAGCGGTGAATACAGGATCTTGGATTCAGTCATCGGAGTTCTCAAAGGGGAAGAGGGGTTGAAGGCCAGCACCAAGCCGCATCAGGTGATGGGCAGCGCCAGAGATTGAGAGGCCATGCCGTTCGGTCAATGACTGGATGGCAGCCCATACATCAGGTCGCACGCAGGACTGCAGGTAATGACGACCTGGGGACCGGCGCGAGCCATAGGGCACGGCTTGCTTTTTGCTGTCAGTCATCAGCAGGTGATGGCAGAGTGATCAGCGGTCATGCCGCCACTCCCTGGAGCTCCAGCTCATCCAGGAATGCCTGAACGAATTGCTGATGCTGCACCTGGGTGATGAATCCCGAGATGGTGCGAGCCTCGCGGTCGATATTGAAGTGATTGCGGAACTCGATCGTGAACGACTTGCGGGCATCAGGGCTCATCGCCTTGATCACCGCAATGCAGGTATCGCGATCAGCAGCAGACAGCAGCTGCAGGTTCTCAGGCAGCACTTCGGTGTCGGGTGATCCCTCGCCAATCAGATCAGCTGGTGCCTCGTCGGGTTCGGCAATGGGGTCAGGCGCTGCAACTTCAGGCTCCGGCTGGGGCTTGGCTGCTGCCTTGGGCGTAGGCGGTATGACGGTGGGTTGCGGCTGCGCAGTAGCAGCTGATACGGCAACGCGAATGCCCAGCAGGTTGGCCAGCAGCTGACCGGTCAGCAGCTCATTGGCATCCTCGGTAGGAACCGTTGAGCTGTGGTCCCAGCCGCTGCGATGCAGCAACCGAACGGTCAGGTCGTCGTGGCTCACCTCCATCGACCAGGCAAAGCCCAGCTTGTAGGCGGGCTCCATTGCAGTCACGACATCGTTGATGTCGAAGCTGGCAGCCATCGGCGCAGTCGCCTGAAAGGCTGCGAGGTCGGCAGCCATGGATCCGTAGGCAGCGATCCATGAGGTGGGATCGGCGGCGCCGCCCCCGAGGACGGCGGGTGGTTGGGGCATAGAGGGCTAGTGCTGCGCAGCCCTTAGCGGCTGCTGAGACGCACCTTAGCGGCATCTGCTGCGCAAGCGCAACCCGGCTCACCTAATGCGCAGTCACAGCACCGTGCTGGGATTTCAGCCAACTGTCCTGCCCCATGGGCCCTTGCAGCCCTGCGACGGTTAGTTTCTTTCCAATGGCAGGTCTTGCAATTTCCATTGCTGTAATGCTTTGGCAGGCAACCAGCCGTTTTCCCATGTCGCCTTCAGTTCCGCTGCGTCATACAGCGCATCGGCTACCAGCAGCTGCGTCAGCCGCCGCCGGTGTTCCTTTGGGATGTGGCGCCCCAGGGCAGCAAGCGCTTCACCTGGATCCAGGTCGTGGGTGAGCAGCGCATCCTTCCATTCCTTGCGCCACTGCTCTGACAGCTGACGTGCTTGCTCTTCGGTGATCCGCGGCACTGGTTCAGGCTCCGGGCTGGCCAGTTCCTCTGGCACCGCCAGTAGGCCCACGGAGCAGGACCAGAACTCAGTGGGTCCCCACGGCTTGCCGTTGCTGTACGCAATGGGCTTGGACAGCTCCAGCTGATCCATCAGCCCCCTGGAGCGCACGGTGCCCCAGTCCTGATCGGCAACACGGCAGTTGAGCTCGGCCAGGTGGAAGAGGGTTGCCGGTGTCAGGTTGCCCTGCTTGCCGTGCTCGATGTTGGAGAGGTTGCCCGGCGCGATCGCCTTAAAGCCGGCCTCCTTGCCCCATTGCGAGGCTGTGTACTGGGTCCAGCCATTGCGGATCCTCCAGTTGCGGAGCATGCCGCCGAAGCGTCGCAGGGCATCGTCGCGCTGTGCTGCGTACTGCGCAGCAGATGGTGGTCTTGGTGTTGCCACTGTCCAATCGGAACACTGTTAGCTGACGCTAAGACGGAATCGGGCGGACGAGTCAACCCCGGGCCGTACCTCGTTTCAACCTCGTCGCTGCCATCCGAAATGCGCTGCATCGCAGCGGATGCAGTCCCGTAACGCCCTGTGTCGCGGGTGGTGTGCCAGTCGGCTTCCCGCCCATCGGCTTGATCTACCC